GGTGTCGCAGTGCGTGACCGCTACGCTCAATACTTCAGGTGAGTTTTGTATAAGCACGTAGCTGTGCTATAACCGTAGGATAATAAAGAGCCGCGCAAAGCGGACGACAATCACAACAACCAAAGTCTTAACCGTGGTTAAGCAATATCAAGGAGCATAATATGAGTGCATTAAACTTCGGCACGACTGTGTCACTCGCAGAGGCAGCAAGCCTTATCATCAACTGTCCGAACAATCGGTTCTTCCTTCAGGGTGAGCCGGGCATCGGCAAGTCATCCATCATGGGCACACTGGAGCGTCACTTCGGTGACGCATATGCCTACGCATATTTCGACTGTGCGCAAGCCGACCTTGGCGACATCGCCATGCCGAGTATCAACCGTGACCAGCAAATCACAGAGTATTTTGCCAACGCTATATTCCAGTTACAGTCCGGCAAGCCTGTGGTTATTATGCTAGACGAGTTCACCAAGGCACCGCAGCCAGTTCAGAACATGCTGCATCCGCTACTCGAGGCGCGTAAGCCACGGCTAGGTAACAACGTGCTGCCCGATGGTTCCATCGTGCTTATGACTGGCAACATGGCTGGCGAAGGTCTTGGCGATACAGTCAAGGCGCATACGCGCAACCGTGTAACCACAGTTACGGTGCGCAAGCCAGATGCAGACGAGTGGTTGGCATGGGCTGTGACTAACGACATCGACCCTGTTGTCATGGCGTGGGTTAACCAGTTCCCGCATGCGATGGCGTCCTACATGGACGGTGACCAAGAGAGTAACCCGTATATCTTCAACCCCAAGCGGATGCAGGGTAGCTTCGTAACAGGCCGGTCCTTGCAGCTTGTATCTAATGACGTGCTTAAGCAGCGTGAGAAGGTGACCGCCAACGCGCTACTCGCAGCCATGTCAGGTACAATCGGTGAGTCCGCTGCGCGGGACATGCATGCATTCGTCGAGTATCAGGACCAGCTACCTACGTGGGAAGACATCACCAACGAGCCAGCCAAGGCCAAGCTGCCCGAGAGTCCCGGCGCGTGTGCAGTCATGGTGTTCGGTGCGATTGCCAAGATTGACCGGACTACAATCACGCCGTTCATGGAGTATGTCGAGCGCATGGCACCCGAGTGGCAAGCTGTGTTCGCAGTCAACCTGTCCAAGAACCCAGACAAGAAGCAGATTGGCTTCACGTCCACCAAGTTCCGTGATTGGGCATTGGCTAACGTGGATATCCTGTGACCAAGGAGCTTCATGTCGTGGATGTGAAGCGTAGTAAGATTTGGTCGATATGGCAGGTCAATCTGTCCGATGGCAAAGTCATGCACGTTTCATTCTTCGACCATCCCGATGAGCTAAGCGCGTATGTATACGCAACTAACAGACTAAAGGAGCAAGCTAATGGCACTAACAGCCGAGCGTAAACTAACACGGGTTGTCATTGACTTGATGCGCAACCCGTTGTTCGCAGACATGTCCGGTATCTTTATGATGGGCACGAAGGAGGTGAGCGACGACATACCAACCGCTGCCACTGATGGGCGTGACGAGGTATACGGACGCAGCTTCATCGACTCGCTATCCATACAGGAGGTAGCTTTTGTCGTGGTGCACGAGTCGTTCCACAAGATGTATCGCCATCTAACTACGTGGCAGAAGCTATGGAAGGAGGATGCGCGGCTAGCCAACATGGCCTGTGACTACGTCATCAACCTAGAGATTGTCACACGTGACCCGAACGGCACGGTGGTGGCGATGCCCAAGAAGGATGGCAAGACTATCGGTCTACTCGACCGCAGGTTCGCAGGTATGAACACCAAGCAAGTCTTCGACCTACTCAAGAAGGAGCAGGAAGAAGGCGGTGGCGCAGGTGGTGGCGGCGAAGGCGAAGGCATGGACCACCATGACTGGGAAGGCGCGAGTGAACTGACCAAGGAGGAGAAGGAAGAGCTGGCTAAGCAAGTAGACCAAGCCATCCGCCAAGGTATGATTGCTGCGCAGAAGATGCATGGCAAAGGTGCAGGTGGTATGTCGCGTGAGTTGTCGGACATACTCGAGCCGAAGGTAGACTGGCGTGAGCAGCTACGTGAGTTCGTCAACGCCACGTGCGGTGGGCGTGACTACTCATCATGGCGCAAACCCAACCGTAGGTTTCTATCATCGGACACTATCATGCCCAGCCTCGTCGGGGAGCGCGTAGCCAACATAGTCATTGGCTGTGATACGTCTGGTTCAATCACCAACGCGGACCACGCACGGAACCTGTCGGAGACTGACGCTATCTTAACCGTGGTTACGCCTGACAAGCTGCACATCATCTATTGGGACCACACGATGGCAGGGCATGAGGTGTATGATGACTCGACACGCAGTTCGTTCCGTAACTCGACTAAGCCAGTAGGTGGGGGTGGTACAGACCCAGCAGCTATGGAGCGATACCTCAAGGAGAAGGACATCAAGGCCGACTGCATCATCATGTTCACGGATGGCTACGTGCCTAACTGGGGCACAGACTGGAACGGTGCGCCGATACTGTGGGTAATCACAGGCGGTGGCCGGATGACAGCGTCAACAGGCAAGACAATCCATATCAACTAAGGAGCAAACCAATGAGTATTTCAAGTTCAGCAATGCTGGTGGAGATGAACATCTCCGTATGGACAGCAGCAATCATCGACCGGAAAGCAACGGACAAGGCAACGCTAGACGCACATGCTGTGGCTGACGCTGGTAAGTTCAGGAAGAACCTTATGGCTGGCACTAGCTTGCGTAAGGACATAGCTGACTACGCTGCGCTGTGTCGCACGTGGCACAACGGACGCACACTACCTTGGTCTGACAAGGGCGTGAGACTGCTGCCTACATCTATGTTTCTGGAGTATAAGCGCGAGGCAGACGCACGAGCGGCGTACTTCAACTCGAAGGTGACTAAGTTCGTAGCTGAGTACCCTACGCTGGTTGAGGCTGCGAGGTTCAACCTTGGTGACCTATTCAATGCAGGTGACTACCCAAGCGCAGATGATGTGGCGTCCAAGTTCGCGTTCCGCATGGTGTTCAGCCCTGTGCCAGAGGTGGGTGACTTCCGTATCGACGTAGCCAGTGATGAGCTGGCCCATCTACGCAATCAGTACGAAGCGGCATACATAGACCGTGTGGGTGACGCGATGAAGACCACGTGGAACAAGCTGCACTCGACACTGCTAACCATGAGCGAGAAGTTGACCGAGCCAGAGGGCGAAGAGACTAAGCAGTTCCGGTCTACGTTCGTAACCAACGCGCAGGAGATGTGCCAGCTATTGTCGCACCTCAACATAACTAAAGACCCAGAGTTGGAGTCAGCTAGGTTAGCACTGGAGAAGGCCATTCGCGGTGTAGACGTAGACGACATCCGCAAGGACGAGTTAGCACGTAGCGACCTCAAAGCGCATGTGGACTCGGTACTAGGACAATTTGATTGGTAAGAAGGAGTATTACAATGAATAGCGTTAGCAGAACTAAGCACCCACTGAATGTGCACAACACATATTTGACTTACCCCACAGGCGCAGACTCACTCACCGAGTCCCGTGCCAGAGAGTCCATAGTGCATCCGTTCATGGTTCCTCTAATCGAGGCGCTGCAGCTTAAGCGTCCGCACTGGGAGTTCGAGGCCACTGGCTTTGGTAGCAGAGGGGTTGGCGAGTATGCATACAACGTGCTGCACGATAGCTTCAACGTCTACGACAACGGCGACAAGCTGGGCAATATAGAGCGTGAGTATTACAGGGACGAGAACGTGTACGCAGCGGGTAATCACCGCATAAACGCGAAGCGTCAGGTGGGCATGCGCAAGAAGAGCAAGCACCTCAAGGTTATCGTGGCCGAAGTATTGCAGGAGTTCTACCCGCTCACGATAGATGAGCTTGCTGCTGAGAAATACAAGAAGGCCCACGCTGCTATGCAGCAAGCCACCTACAAAGATAAACGACTGTACCTAAACAATGTTGACCTGATACGCGACTCGATGCTGGCGTACTTAACATCAGGCGACAGGTGGGCAGAGTTCGAAGCGGCCTCAGATAAGCCCGCTGTTATGCAAGCCAAAGCAGCGTACCATACCCTAGCAGACAATGCGCGTGTGGCATCAGAGATTAGTGGTTCACCCCATACACTATTGATTGAGCGTCCGAGAGATATTGTCGCCAAGCGTTGCGATGAGGCTGCACGGTCCACTAACTTAGATGCACTGTCTGACCACATGAAAACATCACTTGCCCTGCTCAAGATGACTGACGTCAATACGCTAGTCGAGGGGGTTGGTGTGCGCACCGACGAAGATACTTTCTATATTTTAGATAAGAGTGTTGACGTATAGCCCCGAGAGGGATAAACACTCATAAGAAGGAGCAAACAACATGGCGTCAACGCCAGAGAAAAGAGTCAAAGAAAAAATCGTTAAGGTGTTGAAGGAGGAAGGAGTTTACTACTTCTTCCCCGCCACCCATGGCTTTGGCCGTAGCGGTGTGCCTGACATAATATGCTGTGTGAACGGTTACTTCTTAGGCATCGAGGTCAAGGCAGGGACTAACAAGCCCACTGCTCTACAGGTGCGTGAGATTGAAGCCATACGCAGGTGTAACGGCGTAGCTGTGGTAGCCAACGATGAGAACTGGGACATGGTGCGCGGACTGGTGCACAAGTTGAAGGAGCAAAACACATGACCGACGAAGAAATCACACAGGCCGCACGGGACATTTGTGCCTTGCAAGCATGGAAACACGATAGCTTGGCGTCACAGAATTACCTAATTGGTAATTACGACCACACAATCTGGATGCGCCTCGTAGAGCAAGGCATCCGCAAGGGCATTGAGGGGCAGAAAAATGACAAAGATTAAAGGCCGAGGCCAGACCGACCAAGATATTATCCGTGCCATTGGATATATAACTGACGACAAATATATCGCAGCTTATTTTGGTGTAGAGACGAAGCGCGTCAACCAGCTACGTAGAGAGGTGGAAGGCCGCAAGACCAAGATGGCACAGGCGATATACGTCAGCCAGAAGAGTGCACCTACAGGGATGAACAGCGACTCCGAGCGTAGGTGGAACGCCAACGCCAAGGAAGGCTCCGCACAATTATTAGCGGCGCTCAATAAGTTCTTTGAGAAACGACTGCTAGAGAAGGCAGCACTGGAGCGGGGGCAATGACCCTGCGCCAGTTCCTATTCGATAACTTCGGGTGGGATATTTATGATTGGAGTGAAGATGACATTCGGTTCTGATATTCGCAAGTCTAAGCACGGCCTCAATAGTATGGAGGTAGGTGAGGTGCGCGTGTTTGATACGCCCACGCCCCGCGATAAGACTTTAATTCGCCGCGCTGCACACAACCGGAACGAGAGGACCGAGACGTACTACATAACCCGTTCCGAGGGCGACACTATGCGCGTGACAAGGGTACGATAATGGAGGTTGACAATAGACTGGTAAAAGGTATTATGAGTCTATGACAAAGAAACAAACACCCGAAAACTTCTGGTCCAAGGTCCGCAAAGGGGCAAACGATGAATGCTGGGAATGGACCGGCTGCATTAACAGCACCGGCTACGGCAACGTTGGTTGGGGTGGCAGCAATTATACAGCCCACCGCGTTGCGGCTTGGCTCTGCGAGTTGGTTAAATCTCCAAGGCGTCCCAAACATAGCAGTGAGAAGGGGCACGTCTTACACAAGTGCGACAACCGTAAGTGCTGCAACCCCAACCATTTTATGATTGGTTCTTACTCCGACAACCAACGTGACGCATACCATAAGAAACGCAAAGTGCAGCCCAAGGGTGAAGCGCATAGCAACGCCAAACTGACTAACGAACAAGCAAAAGAAATACGGCGTAAATACAAAGAAGGAGCATACCAGATGCCGCTAGCTAAAGAGTATGGTGTTAGCCAAGTAACTATTAGTCTAATAGTGCGGGGGATTACTTACAATGACTGATATCCTAGTTGTCGATGTGGAGACGTTCTACGACCAGAAGTTTAGTCTGTCTAAGATGACAACGGAGGAGTATATCCGTGACCCGCAGTTCGAGACCATCGGCGTTGCAGTCAAGCGCAACAATGAGCCGACTGAGTGGTTCAGTGGTAGCAAGGCGCAGACCAAGCGGTGGCTGGATAAGTGGGACTGGGCTAACAGCATAGCTGTAGCACATAACGCCATGTTCGACATGGCTATCCTTAACTGGTGTTATGACATTCGCCCCAAGCGCATTGCTGATACCCTGTCTATGCTTCGTGCCATTGACGGGCCGCATGCTGGTAACAGCCTAGCTAAAGCTGTCGAGCGTTATGGTCTGGGCGAGAAGGGCACAGAGGTTATCAACGCGCTGGGTAAGCGGCGACTAGACTTCACTGACGAAGACCTTGAGCGGTACGGCGAGTACTGCATTAACGACGTAGAGCTGACGCAGAAGTTGTTCGAGGCTTTGGCTCCGCTCATGCCTGTGTCCGAGCTGCGGTTAATTGACCTTACTATCAGGATGTTCAGCGAGCCTGTGCTTAAGCTGGATAAGAGTGTGCTGTCGTCGCATTTGGATAACGTGCAAGCCAAAAAAGCTGCGCTCATGGATGCTGTCGTGGCAGACAAAGACGCGCTCATGTCCAACCCCAAGCTGGCCGAGTTATTAAAGACGCTAGGTGTGGTGGTGCCTATGAAGGTAAGCCCGAAGACAGGTAAGGTGGCATATGCCTTTGCCAAGAGTGACGAAGGGTTCAAGGCACTGCTGGACCACCCTGACCCGCGAGTGCAAGCGGTAGTAGCTGCGCGACTGGGTGTGAAGTCTACGCTTGAGGAGACGCGCACCGAACGGTTCATAGGCATTGCTGACCGGGGGCCGTTACCAGTTCCACTACGTTACTACGCAGCACACACGGGACGCTGGGGTGGCGACGACAAGGTGAACCTCCAGAACCTACCAAGGAAATCACCTCTAAAGCGCGCAATTCTGCCGCCCGAAGGCCATATCTTTATCGACTGCGACTCATCGCAAATCGAAGCGCGGACCTTGGCGTGGCTAGCTGGTCAGGAAGACTTGGTGGAGTTCTTTGATAAGAACAATGCGGAAGTCGCAGCGGGTGTAAAGAAGGAGGACATGCAGTACGACCCATATAAAATCATGGCGTCGGAGATATACGGCAAGCCGGTGAGCGAGATAAACGAGCATCCCGAACGCTTCATAGGTAAGATGACCATCCTCGGCGCTGGCTACGGCATGGGCGCGGCTAAGTTTAAGGTGCAGCTGGAGACCTTGGGCGTGTCACTGTCGTCGTCAGAGTGTGCCAGCATCGTATATAAGTACAGGGACCAGTTTGAGCGCATACCGCTATTGTGGGCGGAGGGCGATAAGGCTCTCGATGCACTTATGTCCACTCGCACCGCACCTCTAGGTAAGCATGAAGCTGTGCTTGTTGATATGTTCGGTGTCAAGCTGCCTAACGGTATGTACTTGCGGTACGATAACCTACGCAAGGAGCGAGACCCGAAGTCGGGCCGTGACCAGTATGTCTACGATGTCAAGAAGGGTCGGGCTACGTTACCTACGTACATATACGGCGGCAAGCTCATAGAGAATGTGTGCCAAGCACTGGCTCGTATCATCATAGGTGAGCAGATGCTGATGGTCGCACGTAAGTATCGCGTAGTGATGACCGTCCACGACGCTGTGGGGGTGATTGCCCCCATAGAAGAGGCTGACAAGGCCCGTGCGTTTGTGGAGCAGTGCATGCGTATGAGGCCCAAGTGGGCACCGACGCTACCATTAAACTGTGAAAGTAAGAAAGGAGCAAGCTATGGCGGATAAACCTACAAATGAAACGCTGATTGACGACCTAGAGCTGTCGGTACGGACGGCCAACTGCCTCCTTGGTATGTACAGAGACATACACGGGTGGCGACCATTTGAGCCAGCTGGCACGTTGCCCCTGCCAAAGGTTAAAGACCTGAGGCACATATCAGATGAAGAGATGCTGCGGACCCCTAACTTTGGTAGGAAGTCACTGGTCGAATGGAAACACATACTTTGGCTTGTTGACGAACCAGAGGGGACAACTGCCTCTAGCGAGTACCACACAATCCAAGCATTAAGGGATACCCTTTCACGTATCGACAGAACACGCAACGAGCTTGGTAGTTTTGTGCGCCGTGCGCGGGACCTTGTGGATACGCTAGATAAACTAGGAGCAGACCAATGAGTGAACCACACGAGGTAGTAACACTGCTACTCGCACGTATGAAGAGCCACCCAGAGGAATTTAAACGCCATGAGGACACCTACAGCGACCGCTGGTATGACCATGTGAACACGATAAACGCCTACGGAAATGAAGCGGACAGGGCTGCACTTGCCACAGGTTTGCGGGAAATCCGGCTGGGCGAAGTTCACGAGCTGGTGATGGACGAGTTGCTTAACGGCGACGAGCGCCGCCGCAAGGCAGAGGAAGAAGCCGAGTACGAGCGTGGCTTTATGATGAAAAATACGCAGCAACAGAACGCCGTGCATCGGTATCAGAATGCCATAGGGCAGCAACAGGCATGGACGCAAGGGGGCCTACAGAACCAGCTAGGGCAAGCCCAAGCGTTAGGTATCGGCACCCAGTCACCGTCGCAGCCGCTGACTATTGGCACAGGCGGTAAGGAAATCATGCGTATCAAAGCTGATGGCGGCGTCATCACTCAACCAAACCTGTCATCATCAGCAATCAACCAAATTAAGAAAGCACTAGGAATATGACCGAATACCAATTCACCAAAGACTGGTTCCAGTGGGCACCGGAGGTCTGGACGCAACTTATCCCTATGTTACCGGAGCGGGCAGAAGAAGGACGTTGCTTTCTTGAGATTGGTTCCTTCGAGGGCCGCAGCACTGTCTGGATTATGGAAAACATGATGCAAGATGGCGATGAAATCCACTGCGTAGACACATGGGAAGGCGGCGAGGAGCATAGTGCCGAGGATATGGCGGCTGTCGAAAAACGGTTTAGTCACAATATCGGGGTTGCCGTCAATAAGTTCCCAGATAGAGTGGCAATTTGGCAAAAGGGTACTTCGACCCGCAACCTTGCTGGGATAATCCAGTACGAGGGTGAGGGTGGGTTCGACTTCATCTACATCGACGGTAGCCACATAGCCAAGGACGTGCTGACCGATGCGTGTATGGCTTGGCCGTTGCTCAAGCCCAAGGGGTTGATGGTGTTTGATGACTACCTGTGGTCGCCTAGCGCACGGGATATCTTGCATCGCCCTAAAGCAGCCATCGACGCCTTCACCAACCTGTTTGCAGAGGAGGTGGAGATTGTCCACGTTGGATATCAATTAGTTGTACGTAAGAAAGGAGAGTAGATATGGAGATTGTAGTAGCAGTAAGCGTGTTCGTGCTGGTCTACTTTAGCTACAAGCTAGGTAAGGGTAGCGCGGACGGGCACACCATGACCCTCAAGCGTGAGAATGAGCGCCTCAACGCCGAACTGCTTAAACTAACGGACCGCGACGAGCGTGGCCGTTTCACAGGAAATAAGTCCAAGTAACAACCAAAGAAGGAGTAAGTACCATGAGTAATATACATACCATTCGTCCACACACTCGGAAGAGAGAAGTCTTAGATATGCTGAAGCTTCACCCCAACAGCACGACTAAAGACCTCCACGACCTTATGCCGCATTTAGATATAGACCATATATCGCATGCTATCAGCTCAATGATGGGTAAGGACGTAGTGTTTATAACAGGCAAAAAGCGCGAGACTGGCCCGTCTGGTCGGACCACGACACACCGTTCGTACTCCGCAAAGCAGCCGAAGGAAGTATGCAACAAATCGCAGGTGAAACCACAGGCTAAGCCGCAGGGTGAGTTACTTAACTCGCTTATCAAAACGCTGGAAGCTGAAGTTAAGACGCTTCAGGAGTGGAAACAAGCTGCACTACTTCGCTACCCAGACCTCGACGTGGACCCCATAGTGCTTAGGGCACGGCGCTTGCTAGCGGCTCAGCTAGAAGAAGATGGCAGGATTACACGTGTAGAAGATGTGCTTAACGGCATGATGGACCACACATCCGCGCTTCGGGCCTTGGTTAAGATACTAGGAGGAACAAAATGACCGAAGAAAACGCTAAACGCCCAAGCATTATGATTGCCACCCCCATGTACGGGGGCATGTGCACAGGACACTATGTGCAGGGTCTGCTTATGACCATGAACAAGATGCGTGAGATTGGCGTCAACGTGGCATGGTGTCAGATTATGAACGAGAGCCTTATCACACGGGCGCGTAATGACTTGGCACGGGTGTTTCTTGAGAGTGACCATGACTACCTCATGTTCATCGACGCTGACATTGGCTTTGACCAAGAGGCCATCGCGCACCTGTTGCTGGCTGACAAGGATATCGCATGCGGTATCTACCCTAAGAAAGAAGTGAACTGGGATAGCGTCAACCGCGCCGCCGTTGAGGGCAAGACCGACCTTGCGGACCATGCCGGAGCCTTTGTGTTTAACATGGTAGGTGCTGGCGATGCGCACACAGACGAGACGGGGTGCATCGAAGTGCGCCATGGCGGTACAGGCTTCATGCTAATCAAGCGTGGGGTATTCGAGCATTTGATACCGCACGTGCCGACTTATCGTACATCGTCGCTCAAAGACCCACAGACAGGCGAGTATGCCAAGCCGTTAACCCATGAGTTCTTTGCCACCAGCATTGACGATAGCGGTGCACTGCTAAGCGAAGATTATCACTTCTGTGAGTTGTGGCGCAAGCACGGGGGCAAGATACACGCCCACCCATTCATTAAACTACACCATGTAGGCACGTATGTGTTTGGTGGTGACATTCTAAAGAGCGGAGGAAATTTGAAATGAGTATGAGAAAGAAAGTCGTAGCGGAAAACGTTATAAAACTGTTGAAGAAGGGTTATTCGCCCAAGGAAATTACCGAACGTATGGCGGTAAGCTACAACTATGCGTGGAAGTTGAAGAAGGACTTGGAGACCGCAGCGAAAGACGTGCTAACCGAAGTCAAGGCCAAGGCCGGTGAGTTTATCGTAGTCGAGGGCGCTAAGAACGCCCAAGAGGTAGACGCAATCCTTAACGAACGTGGTAATACATACGGTAGCTTCGAAACCGTAGCGGGGACTGCACAGGATATTAAGTCGCTAATCCATACAGCCCTCATAGGTAACCCCACGGTGCTGGATGCCGACCAAGTTGAAGCACTCGATATGATTGCCACTAAGATTGCGCGTATACTTAACGGTAACCCCGACCACGTAGATAGCTGGATTGATATAGCCGGATATGCTACGTTAGTGGCTGACCGACTCAAAGGGGAAATCAGATAGCATGACAGCGTGGTCCTATAGTAGCATCAAGACCTTCGACCAGTGTCCGAAGAAGTACTTTCACCTCAAGGTGATTAAGGACGTAAAGGACGACCCCGGCGAAGCCGCTATCTATGGGACCAACGCGCACGAAGCAGCCGAGCATTACATCAAGCACGGCACCCCTATACCAGAGAAGTTCAGCATCATGCGGCCCGTGGTGGAAGTGCTGGCTAAAGTTGCTGGCGATAAACACACCGAGTTAAAGCTTGGCGTCAGGAAGACGGATACTGGCTATGAGCCATGCGGCTTCTTCGACAAGGACGTATGGTGGCGCGGCATCGTCGATTTGCTTATCGTGAACGGCAAGACTGCCCACATGGTGGACTATAAGACAGGCAAGAACGCCAAGTATGCGGACATGAAGCAGCTAGACCTGATGGCTGGCGCAGTGTTCGTGCACTACCCAGAGATAACCAAGGTTAAGTCTGGGCTGGCATATGTGGTGTCCAACGAGTTTCCGAAGAAGACACACACCCGTGAGCACTTGGATACGTACTTATCCGTGTTTGATAATCAGCTAGAACAGCTTGAGGACAGCATGCGGAATGGCGTCTGGAACGCAAAGACCAGCCCGCTATGCGGCTGGTGCCCAGTAAAAAGCTGCGAGCATTGGAAGCAGCGTAGGTAGGAGCAGAGATATGGAAGAAGTAGACGGAAAGACCCAAGCCGAGTTGGCTATACAGCTGTCGGACAACGTGCGGGAACTGGTGCGTATGCATCTGAAAGCGGCACTAGAAGACATGAACTTTATGGCAACCGTTAACACATACCCGATGGCGGAAGGTGTGCTACGGAACTTAAATCCAAACAACCATCTCTTTCAACAGGCCATTAAGAATGTTATAGTCCAGCAGATGAACAAATACTAAGGATACATCATGGCACGGGATTACAGGGCGGAGTACGATAAGTACCAAGGCACAGAGCAGCAGAAGAAGAACCGCGCTGCGCGTAACGCCGCCCGTGCCAAGATGATGAAGGCCGGTAAGGTCAAGAAGGGTGATGGCAAAGACGTTGCCCACGTAAAAGCATTTGACAAGGGCGGCAGCAACAAGACAGGGTTGCGCGTAGAAAGCAAGACCGCTAACCGGTCGTTCCTCCGTGATAAGAAGGGTAACCTCGTGTCGGAGCGCAGCAAGCGGGAACGCAAGAAGTAACCACGAAGGAGCAATCGTGCAGATAATTGATAACAAGGCGCTGCTAATTACAGCGCCGAACGCACATAATATACCTGATTACATCACAAAGAGTGCCGTAGTTGAAGGCGGAGCCGTAGCCGTACACTGGGGGCTACACGAGACTACGCAGCTAGCTAAGCTTGGCTATGACGGTGTGCCGTCTCCTATGCTCCGTGACTATAAGTGGACAGGTAAATACGCGCCGTTCGACCACCAGAAAGAGACAGCTTCGTTCTTGTCAATACGCAAACGTGCCTTCTGCTTCAACGAGCAGGGCACAGGCAAGACGGCCAGCGTCATATGGACTGCTGACTACCTGATGAAGAAGGGCAAGGTTAAGCGCGTACTGGTGCTATGCCCGTTGTCGATTATGAAGTCGGCTTGGCAGCGTGACTTGTTTACCTTCGCTATGCACCGCTCATGTAGTGTCGCACACGGCGCAGCGCCGCAGCGCAAGAAGATTATCGCAGCAGGGGCAGAGTTCGTCATCATCAACTTCGACGGTCTTGCTATCGTGAAGGACGAGATAATTGCAGGGGGCTTCGACCTTATCGTAGTGGACGAGGCGAACGCATATAAGAACGTGCAGACCAACCGCTGGAAGACGTTCAGCAAGATTGTAGAGGCTACAGACCCACGGCTTTGGATGATGACGGGTACACCTGCCGCACAGTCGCCCATAGACGCCTACGGCTTAGCCAAGCTGGTTAACCCAGAGGGTTGCCCTAGATATTTTACCGAGTTCCGTGCAGCCGTCATGCACAAGGTAACGCACTTCAAGTGGGCACCAAAGCCACACGCCGCTGAGTATGTACATAACATACTGCAGCCAGCCATCCGGTTCGAGAAGAAAGACTGTCTCGACCTACCCGAAGTGACGCACGTGTCGCGTGACGCACCGCTAACGACGCAGCAGAGCAAGTACTACAAGATGCTCAAGGACCAGATGCTGATTGAAACAGGCGGCGAAGAAGTCAGCGCGGTCAACGCAGCTACGCAGATAAACAAGCTGCTGCAGATAAGCGGAGGCGCGGTCTATACGGATACTGGCGAGGTGCTGGAGTTCGACGTGTCTAACCGTGTTAACATCGTGCTCGAGGTTATAGAAGAAGCCAGCAACAAGGTGCTGGTCTTCGTGCCGTTCACGCACACCATCGAGATACTTCGCGCTAGGCTGGAGAAGGAAGGCATATCGTGCGGGGTCATCAACGGCAGAGTGTCGCTGAACAAGCGCAGTGAAATCATCGAGCGGTTCCAGACAGCCAAAGACCCACATGTGCTTATCATCCAGCCACAGGCTGCATCGCACGGCCTTACGCTCACAGAGGCAGATACCATCATCTGGTATGCGCCCGTAACCAGCGTGGAAACTTATTTGCAAGCAAACGCACGTATCGACCGTCCCGGCCAGAAAAACGCCATGACCATTGTGCATATCGAAGGCAGTCCGGTGGAGGGGCGGCTGTACAGTATGCTCAAGAGTAATATTTCCAACCACAAAAAACTTATTGACTTGTATAAGGAAGTTATGGAAATATAGTATTTGACATTGTCAAAGATTGGTGGTAGCTAACAATATAACAAACCACAGTCACAACCAAGAAGGAGCAAAGAGTATGGAAGACTTACCTGTAGACAAGCTTGTACGTGTCTACCGCAAAATACGCGATGCCGTGCAAGAGAAGGAAGACGCCCACAAAGCCGAGATAACAGAGCTTAAAGAGCAGATGGATATGATTAGCACCAAGCTGCTAGAAATCTGCAATACACAGAACGTCGATAGCCTACGTACCAAAGAAGGTACGATAACGAGACGCGCTGCTACCCGCTACTGGACGAGCGATTGGGAGTCCATGTACAAGTTCCTCAAGGAGAACGATGCCATGCATCTTCTCGAACAGCGCATACACAATGGCAATATGCGTACGTACCTAGAGGAGAACCCCGACAGTCTACCCGTCGGCCTCAATGCAGATACTAAGTATGTGCTTTCGGTTCGCAAACCTACAACCAAGTGAGAGAAACCATGACCAATTTGACTATTTTCAAAAACCCTAACTCCGTCACTGCTGCAGCATTGCCACCATCAAAACTGGGTGCGCAAATCGCTTCGAGCATGGGCGGATATAACCGCATCGCCACCAACACCAACGGCACGTTCAAGCGCATCGTAAATGGTGAGCAGGTCGGCAAGGCCATCCGTGGTGAGTTTAACTGCATCATCATTGCCATGCTGGATAAGCCTAGCCGTAGCTTCTATGCTAGCGACTATGACCCCGACGCTAAGGGCAGTGCACCTGACTGCTTCTCTAACCTAGGTGATAAACCAGAAGCGTCCGCATCCAACCGTCAAGCCAGCAACTGCGCTAGCTGCCCTAAGAACATCGACGGTTCGGGTAAGAACGGTAAGGGTAAAGCCTGTCGCTTTAGCCGCAAGGTCGCATTGTTCTTGGACGGTGATGACTCCGGCGACGTGTATCAGTTCAACATTCCAGCTAAGTCGCTATTCGGTAAGGGCACGGGCAACACGCTCCCGTTTGAGCAGTACTGTCGCCATCTGGTGTCGAACGGTGCAGCGCCTGACCGCGTAGTTACCACGGTTGCATACAACCTTGACGCAGAGACCATGGAGCTTAACTTCACTGCTGACCGGTTTATCGACTTAGAAGAGCTGGAGCGCGTCAACGAGGCACAGGGCAACCCTGCCACCACACGCTTGATTAGCTTCGACATGACGAAGGCCGCTCCGGCAGAGGAACCTGCTAAGCTTGCAGCGCAGCCAGAGGTGAAGGCGAAGAAGCCATCGTTCTTGGACGCTGATGACGAAGAAGACGACGAAGAAGAGGCGCTGCCCGAGCCAGTGAAGCGCGCTGCTAAGAAACCTGCCGCTGCCGAAGTGCCTACTGGCAGTCTCGCTGCTGTAGTTAGCGACTGGGCTGATGACGAAGAAGAAGACGACTGATGAGTGACGGCTATAGCCTACGTATTAAAGAAGCCAACGCCAAGGCGAGCAAACACAAGTTGGGTGTTCGTCTAGGTAGGCTCTGCATTGCGCAGGACATTCCGGTATCCGTGGTCGCTAAGTGCACAGGCGTAACGAGGCAGACAGTATATAACTGGTTCTGCGGGACTTCGGTCCCGCAGGGCACTGCCACGGCGCTTATAGCCTCATACATGGCGAGTTTGGAGAGTTCTACTTCATAACGGAGTAGGGAGCATTTTTAAGAAATGGGCGGATAAGTTGCCCTATGGAGTGGTGTCTGCGTGGCGGAGGATTTTGACCTTTTATCAGCGGTGCAGCCCGAAGAGGGTTGGTACGCTATCGTCGGGCTAAGCCCCGACAGCAAACAACAGGAGCTAGTAGAGACCCGCGAAGAGGCCGATGCATGGGCCAAGACGTTCCTCAACCAAGGGAAGAATGTATTTTTTGGTGTAGCTAAATATATAGACGGTAAGTCGCGCACCAAGCAAAACGTGAAAGCGTTGAAGTCGCTCTGGCTGGATATAGATTGCGGACCGGAGAAAGACTACGATACGCAGCAGGAGGGCGTAGACGCCCTTCGTAGCTTCTGTAAGACAGTCGGTATGCCTAAGCCCACCCTAGTTAACTCTGGGCGCGGTCTGCACGTATACTGGACGCTGACGGAAGAAGTTACACGCGAAGAGTGGGAGCCGGTGTGTCTACGGCTAAAAGAAGTCTGCGCTATTAAAGGGCTACGTGTCGATAACAACTGCTTCGAAGCAGCGCGCATCCTGCGTATTCCGGGCACATTCAACTTTAAGGGCACAGACCCGCTGCGCGTTGAGGTTATGCATGTCGGCAAGCCGACGCCCATACAGGACATACGTGACCTGTTGGGTGTAAAGGAGACGAAGGCGTCACCGCTGGGTGATATGCCGGTGTTCGCACCTAGTCCGCTAGCTAAGGCTATCCGTGCCAACATGGAGTCCAGCTTCACCAAGATTATGAGCCGTGGTGACAAAGGCTGCAAACAGCTTAACGCCAGTTACATGGACCGCAGGGACATATCGGAGCCACGCTGGTTTGCTGCATTGTCAATCGCTAAGTTCTGCAAAGACCGCGACAAGGCGATACATAAGCTATCTGCGGACCATCCTGACTATGACCCTGACAAGGTCGAGCAGAAGGTGACCCACATAGTCGGGCCGCACACCTGTGCGGAGTTCGAGAAGCACAATCCCGGTGGATGTGCAGGGTGTCCGCATGCTGGCAAGATACGCTCTCCTATTACGCTAGGTAAAGAACTGAAAGAGGCAACTCCAGAGGACAACGTAGTTATAGAGGAGACCCAAGTCGGGTCAGTTAAATACCATATACCCGAGTTCCCCTTCCCCTACATGCGGGGCAAGCACGGTGGTGTATGGCGCAAAGTTGCACCCAAGGACGAGGAAGAGGGCGTAGAGGACATCGCGCTGGTGTATCCGTACGACATATATGTGGCGAAGCGCATGGATGACCCTGTTGAGGGCGGCGTGGCGCTTATCCGTCTGCACACACCGCAGGACGGCGTCAAAGAGTTCACGGTGCATAATTCCAAGATGGCGGACGGCAACGAGCTGAAGAAGCTTCTCGCCTCTAAGCACGTGATGCTTAGTTCAAAGACGGACTACGCATACTTGGTGGATTTCATAATAAAATCAATAGCTCAGTATTTTCATAACATAAAGGTAGAACAAATGCGCAATCAATTTGGATGGGTCGATAACGACAGTAAGTTTATTATAGGTGACCGCGAGATAAGCGCGGAGGGCACGTACCATAGTCCTCCGTCGTCAGTTACTAAAGTGCTAGCAGAGCATATGACAGCCAAGGGCACACTGGATAAGTGGCGCGAAGTGTTTGACCTGTATGGGCGTCCGGGCCTTGAGGGGCATGCGTTTGCAGCAGCCACCGCCTTCGGTGCGCCTCTCCTGCGCTTCTCTGGGCAGCGTGGAGCGATTATCAACGTGGTGCACCCTAAGTCAGGCACAGGTAAGACGACAGCCCTGCAAATGGCTAATAGCGTGTATGGTGACCCTGTGGCGCTCTGTGCCAAGAAGGACGACACGTTCAACTCGAAGGTGTTTAAGATTGGTGTCTTCTGCAACCTGCATATCAGCTTCGACGAAATGTCGAACACAGAACCTAAGCAGTTGAGTGAACTCGCCTACTTGATTACACAGGGTACAGGCAAAGACCGCATGAAGGCGTCCTCCAACGAGCTTCGGGCAAACCTGACGTCGTGGCAGACCATAGCACTGTGCTCGTCTAACCACTCATTCTACGAGAAGCTGGAGATTAACAAGGGGTCGCCTGACGGTGAGACCATGCGTATCATCGAGTACACCATCGACTATTCTGACGCGATTGACATCGAGTATGGCAAGAAGATGTTCGACCACCAGTTGCTCGAAAACTATGGGCATGCCGGTGATATCTACGCACGATATCTTATCACGCATTACGACGAAGTTAAGGCGCTCTACGCTACGGTCCAACAGCGCATCGACTCCAAGCTAAAGCTAACGCAGCGTGAGCGCTTCTGGTCGGCCACTGCGGCTGCTAACATAACCGGTATCTACATCGCCCTGCATCTGGGCCTGTGCAACTGGGACATTGCTGCTATCTTTAAGTGGACGTGCAAGATGATACTCAACCTGCGCAACACGATGACACCGCCACCCGAGGGCGACCAGCAGATACTGGGTGAGTTTATGAACGCTCGTCTAGGAAACATTCTCATCGTCAATGATGGGGTAGACCGGCGCAGCAAGATGGCAGAAGTGCCGGGGTTGGAGCCTAAGCAGGAACTTATGATACGCTACGAGCCAGACACGGCCAAGGTGTACATAACCGCTAGCTCGTTCCGTGAGTATTGCGGGGCACGTAATATAGCTTACCGCTCGACCATCAACGCCATGAAAGCCAAGGGTCTGTACCTCGACGCAGAGAACAAACGCATGTCGAAGGGCATGAAGGTCAACACGGTGCCAGTGCAGGCACTAATCTTCGATGCTAATCATCCTGACTTTGGTGGCATTACGGACATATTCAATAACGCAATCACGGCTGCGAAGCCGGACGCCGACGAAGAGTGAAGGTAGCTGGGGTCAGCTACGATATAAACTGGCGCGCCTTCACAAAGGGCGCGTCACTCTTTTTTCCGTGCCTAGACCCCAAGGCTGCAAAGAAGGAAATACGCCCCGTACTACGCAGGTTAAAGCTAAAAGTAGTGTATCGGAGCGTAATAGACCCTAAATCTGGTATTAGGGGTTTACGTATCTGGCGAATGTAATTATAAGCAGCGCCGGAAGATGCTCCTTCCGTTTGGTTGATACTACCCCCGCTGGCGCTCCTCCCCGGCGGGGGTTTTTTATTACTCCGTAGGTTTCTTTATCATAAACGGCTCTGCTGCACGTTTCCTGCGTTCCTCTGACTTCTTGCTTACCTGTAGACCCTGTATGTTACGTTCTGAACGTGCGGAGCGACCCTTCATAGACCGGATTATGGTATCTTCGGTGATTACAAAGTCTTCGTTCGGGTAGGTGCGGTTGAACGGCTCAATTTCTTCCTGCCAGAACTCACGCAAGCCTTCCTTAGACTTAATGTCACCGGACCTGATTTTGTCTTCTAGGTCGTCCAAGATGTCCTGCTTCTCTGCTTTGATGCGCTTCTCGTTCTTAGCAGCCGTGATGTAGTAGTCCTGCCAACGTGCCAGCTTGCCAGACCGAGCACCGAGAACTGAGCGGAACGCATCCGCGCCCGTTATGTCTTCCTTCGGTATTATGGTGTCACCCTTACGGTTCTTAACGCCCTCAGTCTCGTTTACATACGCTGTTACCCAAGAGCGGAAAAAGGCAGGCAGTGTCTTCTTAAGTCCGTCAGCAATGTCACCCTCGTACATAGCTTCGCCACCACGAAGAAACTGCGTAGCCATACTCAGACCAGCAATGTTGGCAATAGCTGTAGCAATCATGGTACTCTCGAGGTTATCACCAGAGATAGGCTCACGGAACCACATATTAACGAGGTCAAGCGACACGGTGCTAGAGATTTCTGTATCCGTCAAAGCGCCGGGCACACCGCCTATAAATATATCTGCGAAGTCTACGTCCTCGCCGTCTGGCGTACCCATATGCTCCATCAACCAGCGGCGGAACATAATATCGGCGTCGTAGGCAGTCGTCACGTCCATGCCCATCAGCTTGCGAACGTCTTCATCGTCTTCTTCATCAAAGCCTTCCGCTAACGCATGGGCCATCATGGTGTAGAACGGCAACGCTCCGACGCCACCTAGCAGACCGGCCATCATCAAAACGCCAGAAAACTCTTTGAGTGCACCAGCCATATAGGCGGTGTCTTCCTTGGTAAGCTTGCCACGGCCAGTAGCCTGACGTGCAGCGCCGCGCAGCGGTGCACCGATAATGTCGCGGAACGCACCAACCATGAACTTAGTCTGCAGGATAGGGTGCATTTTGAACAGGAAGAAGCCGCGAGTAAGTTCGCCCTTAGTTATGCTTGGACGCTCCCAGTCAGCGAAGTTGCCGATAGTGTCGTCCGTAATCCGCATGGCCTTTTGCAGTGCAGCCTCACGCTGCATCTCTAGCGGCTTCGTGGGGTTTTCTTTCTTCTGCTTGTTCATCTCCAACTCGAAAGCCATGTAGAATGTGGCTTGCCGTGAGATGTTTTCCGTGCCTGTAAAGAGGAAGCTCATAACTTTACCGACATTAGCCAGTAAGTCTTCAGCTTTTCCGGTCAGGTCCGACTGCGACTTGAAAGAAGCGCCACGGTCATTGTGCACCATGGTATCCATAGTAGTCATCAATATGCCGCGCTCGGTGCCCGCCTTCATAGCCCACTGCAGGTCAGCATTGTTCTTAACGAAGTTAGAGCCATTCACGTTTGGCATAGCAGCGTCGAGGTAGTCACCGAAGCGCATGTTGGTGCGCTCTATCTTAACGCGACCTAGGCTATCCCACATCTTCATGTACTTCATCCACATGGCAGTGCCTTCGACGTAGCCATATTCACGCCAGAAACGTGGTATAACGCGCATAGGAATGTTGGCGAAGTTGGTTAGTGCCGTCCTAGCCGACGTCAGGAAGTAGTAGAATGATGAGCGGTTGATGAAGTTCAAAATCGCATTTTGTTCACTCGGGTTGATTTCTTGCTCGGCGCGTGTCTCTAGCTCCCGTGCAAAGTCACCCAACATTGCCTGCTCGCTTGCTGGACGTTGTTTATCGCCAATAATATCCTTTATAGCTTTAACATCCAGACGCACCTGACCTGCATATGCCAGCTTAGTAAGCTCGTTTGCGTTCGTCGAGACCGACCGCTGCAGGTTTGCAAGAGTATTAGGTGAGAAACCAGCAATCAGCTTAGCATGCATGAAGTGACGCCGCGCAGACCGTTCTGGTGTTGTCATCAGCCACGTCTGGAAAACGGAGTCCACAAGGTCCCGCATGTCCACCTGACCGGAGTCTTCGTATTCTTTTCGGGCTTTACCAACAATATCGAAGACACGCTGCATGAGGTCATCTGTCTCACTCAAGGTGTTTTGTAGCTCACTTATTTTATTATCAAACTTAAACACATTAGAGTCTTCAGGGTCTTCCCCTAAGCGCTTAGCTATTTCGCGCCGTGCCTGTGCAAGTTGGCGGGCACTTTCAAAGATATAAAACTGCTCTTCGCGACCCTTAGATAAGTCTTCTTCGACGCGTAACCAGTACTCACCGTCACGCAGTGCTGGGAAATATTCTTTGTCGAACAAGTCGGCGTCTAGGTCCCAGAATATGTCTCCTTTTTTCTGCCGCGCATCTGAAGACTGCAGCTCGCGCATCATCTGAGCGCGCATATCACGTATACGCACCAGAGCTTCTTCACCCTGTCCACGTGCAATGCGCTCATCAAGCAGTGCCTGCCTCGCTTCGAACATATCCTTATGGTACTCGCGCTCGTCCTTGTAGAGCTTAAGACCGCCCTTCTGCTTAGCCAGTTCTTCCTTAGTGGCGTAGCTGTCGCGTATACGCTGGGTCATCGCAGCAAGCTGCTGGACCTTGAGCAGAACTTTATCGTTAGCAATCGCTACTTTCGTAAGCGAGTTCATGTGCGCAAGGATAGGCGTAGATAGCTTGACCTTATTCTTGAGCACTGTGGTGTTGTCTGTTGCACTCTGTGCCTGCTGTTTGATTGCGTCAATCAACCTGCGTGTTTCAGCCTTATTGTTCGAGTTCGAGAGCAGTGCATCCTCAATGGCCTTTATCGCCCTATGGTTAGCCAGCGCTTCGTCCACCGTCTTGAACGCAAGAAAATCAACTTCGTTAATACGGTTGGTGAACTGGGCACGGGCAAGTGCCTCACTACCGTACTGGCGCACAAAGTCTTCCATATCGCGGACTAAATCGTCACCTGCAGCTTTAAGGCTAACCCGCAAGCCGTTCATCTTACGTACGGTGTCAACAAGAACTTCAGCCTGCTTATATACCGCTGGTGCTTTTCGCTCTAGCCAGTTGGTGATGCCTGACGAAGGCATAGATTTAAGCGCTATCTGCCGTATCGGGGACGCGGTGTCTTTTGCATATATAAGGGCATTGCGCAGTGTAGGGGCGCTGTCCGCAGCTTCTTCGATGCCGTCCATCAAGCCGTAGGTGCTCATGGTGTCGTTCACCCGACGTGCGCCAGCACTAAGCCCAGCGGCTGCGTCTTCGACCTTTTTACGCTCCTCGGGAGTGGCTTTAGGCCGCGAGTATTTGGCCGTCATGGTGACATCGTCATCAGCAAATATGACGTAGTTATATCCGGGCTTGTCTAGATTTAACCCACGTGAGTTGCCGTCGAGATACTTGTTACCACGTATGCCAGCATCAAGCAGGGCTAGTGAAGCAGCTTTAGGAGAGCCTA